TGACGTTCTTTTGAAGTTTCTGAAGGATTTTTATAAGGATTCACGAGTCACTGATGACGAGTGGGATCAAGTTCATGATAAACTCAAGGCATACATCTCTTGGACGCCTGAAGAGGCGATGCGAAATGCTAAGTGGACACTTCGTTACTTACAATTCGATAATACGTTTGGTTTTGGTGAAGGAAACATCATCAATTTTGAAAAATTGAACGGTATTGTCGGGATCTTCGGACAGAACAGGTCTGGAAAGTCTGCGACCATCGGCAGTGTCATGTATTCATTGTTTAATACCACTGATCGTGGACCGGTGAAAAATCAGTTCGTTTGTAACGTTAGGAAGCCTTATTGCTATGCAAAGGCACTCATCAACGTGAATGGATCTGATTATGTCATTGAACGTCAGACTACTAAACATGAGAATAAATGGGGTGTCGTTAATGCTAGCACGGCATTGAATGTCTTCAAGATTGTTGATGAATCTGATGCAATTGACCTTGCTGGCGAACAGAGGACCGACACTGAAAAGGTGATTCGAAATCTCATCGGTACATCAGATGATTTTCTCATGACGTCGCTATCTTCTCAAGGAGAGATCAATCAGTTCATTTCAAACGGTTCTGCAAAGAGACGTCAGATACTTTCAAGGTTCCTTGACATCGATGTTTGCGACAGGTTGTTTGACATGGCAAATAGGGATGTCAATTCAACAAAGGCACATTTGCGAGCGTACCAGGAGCGCGACTGGAATTCACTTGCAGATGGGTATCGTAAGCAACTTGATGAGTGCGCTTCGATCATTGCTGATAGGACTCAGTTGCTTCAAGAGTGTCATGAACGTTTGAACGTATTGAGAAATAAACTCGTCGCTCACAAAGATTTCACTCCTGTGACAAAGACGCAGGTCGACAATCAACAAATTCGTGTGACACAGCTTGAGAAACACGTCACCAGCATTCAAGATTCGCTTGCTATTTCAATGTCAGATCTAGAAAAGTTTGAACAGAGGATCAAGTCAATTGATGAGTTCAAGGAAGATTGGGACCTCATTGATCTGAAGAAGCGCCTTGAGGCACTCAAGGTCCTTGAGGCATCAGTCCTTGCATTGAAACATGTGAATGAAAAAGAAGCGTCAATTTTAAAGCAACAAGAACGTTCATTAAAGATTCTTGATGAAGTTCCGTGTGGTGATGCGTTTCCAACGTGTAAGTTCATCAAAGATGCCCACGTTGTCAAAGAAAAAGTTTCTGTTCAACGTGAAAGGGTTGCAAAGACGCTTGAAAAGGTGACGAAAGCGACAGAGGCACTAGATGAACTTAAGAAAGAGGACATCCAAGCTCGCGTTGATAAGATTGAACAAATCAACGACCGCCGTTCGAAATTCCTCATTGATGCATCTAATAAGAAAGTTGATATCATTCGTCTTGAATCTTCACTAGAAGGTGCAATTGCTCAGCTTGAACCCACACGTTCTAAATTAGAAGAGCTTCAAGAGGCATTGAAGAACGAAGAGAATGAAGAAGTCGTATCACTACGTTCAGAGATTGATGAAATAGTGAAAGACATCAAGCATTTTGATGATGAAAAGCTTTCTGCTGCTGCACTCAAGGGAAAAGTTATTTCTGACATTGAGAAGTCGAACACAGAAAAAAAGGGTCGTGAAGTACTGCTACGTGAAATGAAAGTGTATGAATTGATTGCAAATGCTTTTTGCAGGCGTGGAATTCCAAACATGATCACAAAAGCACAACTTCCGGTCATCAATAGTGAGATTGCAAAGATCTTACATGGAATCGTTGACTACACGATTGAACTTGAAGCAGATGATGAGACTGACTTGATGGACGTATACATCAACTATGGTGACAGCAGGAGGATCATTGAGCTCGCTAGCGGCATGGAAAAGATGATCAGTTCTATTGCAATTCGTGTTGCATTGATCAACATTTCATCGCTTCCCAAGACAGACATGTTCATCATTGATGAGGGATTTGGATCGCTTGATGATTCGATCATTGAGGCATGCAATCGATTGTTGAAGTCACTCAAGCGATACTTCAAGACTGTCATGGTCATCACTCATGTCGATAGCATCAAAGATGCAGCTGATGTCATTCTTGAGATCACCAAACAAGAAAAAGATGCTCACGTAGTTTATGAGTGATGTACTGTTGAGGGATGGAATGGCGTCCCTATCTGCGAAATCGAAAGATAGCTGAACACCCGTCTGGATTTGTGATAATAATTCCGGAGGGCTCGCCGAAGGCAACTCCGATGAGTTGTCCTATCTGTGATCACGTGTTCAGGTCTCGTGAAGACGAATCTGCATACGCAGAGTTCGAGTGTTGCGACAGGTGTATGCTTCTTTGGGCACATCCAAGAAGGTCGTTGTGGAAAGATGGTTGGCGTCCCACAGCAGAGCAAGTGTCCCAAGCTGAGGAATTACGACCTCCAATGTCTGTCATGTTGGATATCGACTGATCCAACGCCATAATTACGAAAGGAGCTACCAACAATGGCTGAAACAAAAATCGACTTCAATGCACTTGGCCAGGCCATCGACACGTCCTGGGGCCGTTCATCAACGCCAAAGACTGCATCATATTCAGTCAAATTTTCAATTGCTGGCGGTCCTTGTCTTGTGGCATCATATCAAGCAGTCGTCAACTTTGGAACAGAGCGTGAGATGATTCTGATGAAGCGTAATTACGCAGAAGAATCAGTTGCAATCATCAATGAAGTTCTCAAATCAATCAAAGCTGTATACAAAGACCTTTCAAATGAAGGTGCCCTCAAGACGAAGGAGGTCTCAACGACAGACTCGGTCGAGATAATTGGATTCGGTGTGCACACCGCAAAGCGAACTGCTTATTATCGACGTAAGACTGTTTTTGAGTTGGGTTGATGTCGCCACCCACTGCCGCCCTGACAAAAAAAGATCAGGTCGATGAAATACTTCGATGTGGCAGAGATCCTGTCTACTTCATGAGGAAGTATGCAAAGATTCAACATCCGAAGCGTGGAACAATTCCATTTGAAACATATTCGTTCCAAGATGAGTGCGTCACTGCATTTCAAGAGAATCGCTTCAATATCATTTTGAAATCACGACAACTAGGCCTGTCTACGGTGACAGCCGCATATGCGACTTGGTTCGCGATCTTTCACAAGGACAAGAACGTCCTCGTCATTGCAACGAAGTTGCAGACGGCAATGGGATTCGTCAAGAAGGTCAAAGTGATTCTTGATAATTTGCCAAAGTGGTTGATGCTCACAAAGTTCGAACCTACGAAGCAATCGATATCATTTGCAAACGGTAGTGTGATCACCGCTGTGCCAACATCGCCAGACGCAGGTCGTTCTGAGGCATTGTCACTTCTCATCGTTGATGAGGCAGCATTCATCAGAGATTTCGAAGATATCTGGACGGGTTTGTATCCTACGATCTCCACGGGAGGAAGTGCAATCATCCTTTCGACGCCACACGGCGTCGGCGGAACCTACTATAGAATTTGGACTGAAGCAGAGGCGAAAGTCAACGAATTCAACTCTATACGTCTTGAATGGTGGAAACACCCTGAACACGATCAGGCGTGGTTCGACAAAGAGACAAAGAATTTGCCAAAGAGAAAAGTTGGACAAGAGTTTTTGTGCGTTGGTGCTGATACAAAAATAGTTACGCCTGATGGATATAAACGTGCTGATGAGATAAAAATTGATGATTTAGTTTTGACACACATGGGAAGGTTTAAACCAGTTCTGAACGTAAATAGTCGTCTTGTTCGAATGGATGAAACGTTATATGAAGTTAGTTCTCCGGGAAGTCGTAAGTGTAAATTTACAATTACAGGAAATCATAAGATGCTTTCGTATAGATTTTGGGCAAATAATATTTCGTCATATGACTGGCTTAAAAACAACGCTAGCGAACAATCATGGATTGAGGCGTCTGTCATTGCAAGTAAACGAAAAACGACTGACAGAATCACTAATGTTCTGATGCCTAAATTTGATCCTAAACCTGTCGAAATGTTGACAACGATAGACGTTTCAACGCTTTGTCCTTCTATTGATGTCACAAATGACACTTGCAGATATGAAAGACAATGGGGAAACACGAAGCGTTATGTGTCTGTTGATTTTGAGTTAGGAAAATTTATCGGGCTTTATTTGGCTGAAGGATGCAATCACCGCGGTGGCGTTGATCTAGGATTTCACATTGATGAACTAGAAACACATGCAAAATGGTGCATAGACTTTTTACATAAGATAGGTTGTCGTACGACGTTGCTTTCGTCGAAGATTCATAACAGCTGCAGGCTTTGGACGTTCAACAGACATATCGGTGCGCTTGTAAAGTTATTCATTCAGGGCGATCGTGCATCAAACGGTAGATGGGCGCCTAACAAACGTCTAGACATGGAACGTGTAGTTGCATCAGGTCGTGAATTCATTAAGGGGTTGTTGTTTGGTCACCATTTAGGTGACGGAAATCACAAGCATGATAAAAAAACATGTACGTATAGTACGTCATCAAAACTCATTTTTCAATTAAGAACACTCAATACAATGTTTGGTCTTTATCCTCGCATAGGACACGTTGAGTTGAAAAAAAAGAACCCACGTCACAGTGATATGTGGTATCTTGAGTTTCAAGCACAAGGAACAACATATCTGGGACTGCTTGAGAATGGTCAGCAATACAGGACTGGTTCTCGAACGATGTTGTTAGGAGACAATTTTGTTGGTCATCATCAGATGACAGATGTTTCACATCTTAGCATGCTCGACGGTGGATATGAGGTTTATGACATCAGCGTTGCCGATGACAAGTCATTTGTTGCACAGTCTGCCGTGTTGCACAATTGTGACTTCATATCTTCAGGCGACACATTTTTACAACCAGAAGATCTTGAATACTTGCGGGAGACAATTGAACCGCCTTCAGAGAAGTCGGGTCCACAACTTTGTGTTTGGACGTGGCGAAAGCCCCAACCGGCTCACTTGTATGTGATATCAGCTGATGTTGCCCGTGGCGACTCATCGGATTTTTCAGCATTTCACATCATCGATCGTGACACTTGTGAAGTTGCTGCTGAATACATGGGAAAGATTCCTCCTGACAAATTTGCTGACCTATTAGCTGAATATGGGAAGCTGTACAACACAGCTTTAATTTGTCCTGAACAGAATACATTTGGTTACATGACGTGCGTAAGATTGCGTGACATGGGATATCCTAAATTGTATTTCAAGAATGCGACAGGCGATCTCTTTGAGTACAAGTCAGTTGATCCAGATGCAATCCCGGGATTTTCAACGCAATCAAATACACGCGTTCAAATACTTTCGAAGCTCGAAGAATTGATTCGAACGAAGGTCTTGAAGACATATTCACAACGACTTTACGATCAGATGCAGGCATTTGTTTGGGTCGGCTCGCGAGCTCAGGCCGCAAATGACGCTCATGACGATCTGATCCTCAGTCTCGCAATAGGAACGTGGCTGACGAATGGTGGAACGAGCCTCAGCGAAGCTGCAATTGCAATGGCATATGCCATGATGAAGGCGACGAAGATCGAACGTCGCGACATCTCACAGATGCCGGGGGACATTCAATCAGCTAAACCTCTTGTCAATCCGAACATTAGAGGCTACAATGCCCAGAACGTTTACAAGCCCGTCGATCCATCGATGGTCAAACACGCTGATATTAGCGATTTTTCTTGGCTCTTAAAATAAATTGAATATGTATAGCCTGTAGAAGGACAACGAGATGTCAAAGAACGGTATAGCAAAGATCAGTGCCTCAAGACTTCGTGAAATCATCATCGAAGAGATTGCGATGCATGAGCAAGTCGACCACGCCGGAATTCGGGACGTCGTCAATGCTGCCAGCAAACTACTCGCTGCTGTAGAAAACTTCAAGAAAGTCGCTGCCCCCACCATGATGAGCGCAGTGACACCCCAGATTGCTCAAATTGAAAAGGTCCTTGAAGACATGGTGAGTACACCAGGATCGTACGTCAACAAGCCGAAGCTCGAACCTCAGAAAGTCTCGCTCAAGCCCGCAAAGGCAAGCAAGGTGGTATAGTACTACATCGTTGTATACGATTAGTTGACGCTATCGTACTATGACAATTGAGCCTGGTCCCAAATGGAGAGGCAAATAACATGGCAAAAAAAGAAACACCACAAAGTCTATTCCGTCGGTTAACAAAACTTTTTAAGAGCGGTCCGCTCATCAAAAAGAAACTGAGGACGCTCGATACAACGATCGCCGTCCCTGATAAGACGAAGTCTTCTGGTGTCTTGCTATTTCAGAAGTCGCTCGCTCCAACGTATGCGACGATAACTGCGAACGCATATAACCTCTCAGAACGCCTGATGAGGTATCAAGATTTTCAAGAAATGGAATATACACCGGAGATTGCGGCAGCTTTAGACATTTATTGTTTGGCTGGTAATTCAATCATATCAACACCTTATGGTGATCACACAATAAAAGAGCTCTTTGAACTGAATGGTGTGATGACAAAGTTGTCAGATGGGTGTGACAACATTCCTGCCGGTCATTTTCCGATTTATTGTTACGACAGTGATGAAAAGTGCATCACGATTGGGTTGGCACACAGCGTCAGAAAAACGGGTTCACAAGTCAACGTTATCAAAGTAACGTTGGACAACGGACAATCGATCAGGTGCACGCCAAACCATCGTTTCATGTTACGTGACGGATCATATGTTGCAGCATGTGACTTGACACCTGCCACATCACTGATGCCATTCAATGTCAAGATGATGGGTAGAAAGGGCCATGAATACCCATACGTTTACACGATGAACAAGGCGTCAACAAAGTCAGGATGGCGTGCCCAACATCTGTTCAACGTTGAAAGACTTGTCGGGCAGATCAAAGAAGACGAAATTGTTCATCACGTTGACTTTGACAGGTGCAACAACAAGATCAGCAACCTGAAGATAATGAAGGCGTTTGATCACTCTAGCTTGCACGCAAAAATCAAAACATCTTGGTCTGACGTTGTAAGTAGCTTGGGAGGTACACGGCCAAACAAAACAGGAAGACCGATAGGATCGTACACTTCAAGCATAACGTACCAAGACATTTGTAACGCGATGAAAAGTGGCGTCTATTCGACTCAAAAACAGCTCGCGAGCAAGCTTGGCGTCTGTTCAAGCGTTGTGTTGACAAGGTTGAAGTCGCAGGGGTTTGAAACGTTTTCAGACTGGCAACAGTCTTATCACAACCACAAAGTTGTTTCTGTCGAACTAGACGGCGTTGACGATGTCTATGACATAACGACAAACGTTCATCATAACTTTGCATGTAACGGTGTCATCGTTCACAATTCTGATGAAACTGTGTCAGCTGACGAGAAGGGTCGATGCCTTCATGTCTATTCAGACAACGAAAAACTCAAAGAAGTTCTAGACGATCTCTTTTACAATACGTTGAACGTTGAGTTCAACATGCGTTCCTGGGTCAGAAACCTTCCGGTGAAATACGATACGCCGATCCCGCTCTTGGACAATCGAAATATCACTATCGAGCAGTTGGCGAGAGAATATGCTGAAGGGAAAGAAAATTGGGTCTATTCTGTTCAGGATGGAACTCACCGGATTGTGCCTGGTAAAGTTGTCTGGTGCGGGCTGACAAGAAAAGATAGCGAGCTGGTACGGATATCGTTGGATAACGGGACGCACGTAGATTGCACACCTGACCACGAGTTTATTCTTCGTGACGGAACAAGGGAACAGGCACAATATCTTTGTGAAAATCAAAGCTTGATGCCGTTTTATCGCCAGATATCATCACGTGCAGTTGGTCATCGGATGGATGGGTATGAAGAAATTTATGATCCAAGAACAAATCGATATGTGTATACTCATCGCCGCGTTGCTGAAGTACTAGAAGAAGGGACACTAAAAGAAGGTCGTTGGTTGGTAACACATCACAAAGACTTCAACAAGCGAAACAACGACCCCAATAACTTGGTACGAATGGACGAAAAGGAGCACATGAAACTCCATCAGGAGATTGCAATTGCAAATCTTCATAGTCCTGAAATAACAACAAAACGAATGGCAGGAATCGATCGATGGCTTCGATCAGACGATCATCATCAGTTAGCGCGTGAACAGCTGAAAAAGCTGCAGGAACGCGGTCTGATGAGGGTGTCATGGAGTGAATACAACGCGTCTTCAAAACATGCAGAAGACAACGCGATTCGTTCGGCAGCGATGAAGAAATTGTGGTCAGATCCCGCAAAAAAGAAAGAGAAGAGCGAGGGACTTGAAATAGCATTTGATGCGGGATGCGTTGACATTGTCGTGGACCGCCTGCGCGCTCTTGGAAAATACGTCAGCCCAAAGGTGTTGGGCGACCAGTTGAAGGCTGACGAAGTTTTCATGGGTCACTTCAAAGAGATCAATGGGGGCACGAAACGTGCCCTGACAAAGCCCCTCAATTCGCACACGGGATTTGAGAACCTGCTTCGTAAGGTCGGCATCTCGTCTTACATTGATCTAGTGATTGATCGCCTTCCTGAGATCGCATCGACACCATGGTTCAAGCGTGCAGCGAAAAAGAGCGAACGAATGAGCGGAGTTGTTCCCAAAATGAGGGAATCACACCCATCGACAAACAAGAACCACAAGGTGATAAAGGTTGAACGACTTCAAGAGACAAGCGATGTCTATTGCATGGAAGTTCTTGGTCCGAACGGGGAACATGATCGACATAACTTTGCATTGTTAGGAATTGATGAGAAAGGAAATAGTTCAATAAATTCAGGTATTTGTGTGGGGAACTGCAAGTACGGTGACTTCTTTCTCTATAACGACGTTTCACCTGATTTTGGCGTTGTGAATGCATTTCCGATCCCTGTCAATGAAGTTGAACGTGAAGAGAACTATGATAGAGACGATCCTTTCGCGGTTCGCTATCGATGGGTGACCCTTGGAAATAGGATCCTCGAAAATTGGGAAGTCACCCACTTCAGGCTCTTGGGAAATGACATGTTCCTCCCGTATGGGTCATCAATCATTGAACCTGCTCGCAGAATCTGGCGTCAGTTGATTTTGATTGAGGACGCCATGTTAGTGTACCGCGTTGTCAGGGCACCTGAACGCCGAGTCTTCTACATTGACGTTGCAAACGTTCCCCCAGATGCTGTTCCACTGTATGTTGAGGAACAAAAGAGAAATCTACGAACGAACCAAGTGATTGACAGGACGACTGGTCGAGTCGACCTTCGATATAACCCGTTGAGTGTAGACGAAGACTATTTCATTCCAGTACGTGGTGCTGACACTGGCACTCGAATTGATACGCTTCAAGGCGGTCAAAATGCTGCCGCCGTCGAAGACGTTGCATACATTCAGAAGAAGCTTTTTGCAGCTTTGAAGATTCCTCGAGCGTATCTAGGTTATGACGAATTACTCTGTCTTTCTGGTGACACACAGATACCCCTTTTGTCAGGAGTATCAGTGAGTATTCATGATCTAGCACAGCTTGACTGGTCAAAGGGGGATAAAGACGTTTGGGCATATTCTGCCGACCAGAAGACGGGAACGATTGTCCCAGGTCGTGTGATCAACGCCTGGAAGACAAAGGACGTCACAGAGCTATACGAGGTCAAGACTGATGACGGAGGAACGATCAGGTGCACAGGAAACCACCCGTTTCTCTGCAGTGATGGAACGTACAAGCGGGCAGATGAGCTAACTCCTGGTCAAAGCTTGATGCCGTTATACAAGAAATTGTCGTCAAAATCTGATGGCGATTTTCAAAATGGTTATGAAAAAGTACTTGATAACAGTACGGGCAAGTGGAATTTCACCCACCGGCTTGTTAACGAATCAGGGTTAGTTGTTGATCATGAGTCACGGTTAGGTGAACGGTCCTACGTTGTACATCACGTTGATCACAACAAGAGAAACAACAACCCATCAAACCTTGTCAAGATGGGGAAAAGGGCACATATTCACCATCACATGTCGTCGGGTGATAACTTGTTGAGTGCTGCTTCACGAGATAAACTACGTGAAGTAATGAAGACAGACCGATACGTCGACAAGCACAGAACAGGTGTTCAAAATGCGTGGGACCGTGATGATGGTTCACGGTCACGTTTGGTTGCACAAAACAATTCAAAACACAAACGAAAAGACATTGATCTTGTGCTTGCTCGTTCAATCGCGTCAACATGTGAAAACAGAAAACAGTTTTATGAAGAGATTGGTCTGACCTACACTGGGTTTCAACGTACGTGTCTAAGACAAGGTGTACATCATGCTGAATGGTTGACAAGTGTGTTCGGTAACAAACGTCTCGGAGTCAAACGAAATCACAAGGTCTTGTCAGCCAGACTTGTCAAGCTAGATCAACCAGTACCAGTTTATGATATTGAAGTCGAGGGATATCACAACTTTTCAATCTGTACACAATCATCTGATTCTACTGGTAAAGAATTCATCTTGGTACACAATAGCAGCAAGGCTACGCTTGCGCAAGAAGACATCAGGTTCAGCAGAACGATCAGCGTCATTCAAAAGACGATGATCGCAGAGCTCAACAAGATCGCAATCATTCACTTGTACGCTCACGGCTTCGACGCTGATGAGCTCCAGAATTTTACGTTGAGGCTATCAAATCCTTCTACGGTTGCACAGCAACAGAAGCTCGAATTGTGGAGAGCAAAGTTTGAAATCGCTGGCTCTGCACCTGAGGGATTTGCAAGTAAGAACTTCATTCGCAAGGAGATTTGGGGACTCAATGACGAAGAGTGCAGGTCAATTGACGAAGAGCGCTTGAAAGAAAAGATCATCGATGGTACAATCGAGGGTACATCAGCTGCGGGTGGCGGTGAAGAAGGTGGAGATGCTGGCGGCGGCGACGGCGCCGGCGGCGCTGACTTGTTTGGTGGAGGTGGTGGTGAAGCCGGCGGAGAAACGGGAGGCGAAGAAGAAGCAACACCTCCTCCTGAAACAGCGGGTGATGAACCTGAAGAAGATGTTGAACCGGGCATTGAACTCTTGACGTCAAGTGATGATTCTGATGACGACGAGAATTTTGGGCTTAAATTGAAGGTTGGAAACCTTGAGGCTCCTGTGAACGTACAGAAGCAACTTGATCGTGTCCTCTATAATAGGGGTCGTATCAGGACGCATGGTGCCTCGAAGACACACATGCCAGATTTCCAGAAGATGACATCTGATGATAACCATGCGATGGAGGATCCATATGATATGGACTGGATGAAATCGGTCGTCAGTAATCCATTCGGCGAAGCTGTTGGTAATTCACGACCAAAGTTGAACCTTTCAGCTGACATTACGTCTGCGCTCAGAAAAATGAGTCTTTCGGCTAAATTTTTGAAACACCAGACAGCGATTAATGTCATCACTGACGGAGTAGACGTTCAAAGTGAGATAGATTCCTTACCGAGTGAAGCAGCTGACCAACAATTCGTATTGTTAGAGGATGTCGTTCCTCGACCTGAGAACGATGTACTTATCATTGACGATGATGACATCATTGATGACGACGAGGATGACAACGATGAGTAACGCACATCAAAAAAAGAGGAACACAGGATTGTTATATGAATTCCTTGTTCGCACGATTTCTAAGGCGCTCGTTGAAGATGACACAAAGAAGTCAAACGCTGCCCTAAAGATTTTGAGGAAGTACTTCAAGCCAGGAACAGAGCTGTACAAAGAGTTCCGATTGATCAATGCATTGATCAAAACGACTGTCAGTTCTGGAACAGTCGCTGCGTCAATTATGGCAGAAGCAAAAGCTGCAGCTCGTCGACATGATGAAAAAGTTCTCGATAGAGAGAAATCTCTTCTCATCAAGAGCATCAATCATGTGTTGAATGATGAAAATTTCTATGATCAGCAAGTCAATGACTACAGGATGTACGCAACGATTCAAACGTTGATCAACGACTGGCGCTCACCTGATAAAGACTTCGAGCGAATGGCAAAGTACGAAGATAACGTAACAACGTGGTTGATCACTGAAAAAATTGAACCCAAAGATCAGACTATCAGTGAAGAATCTCCTGGTACGTCACGACTTCTCATGAAAGTCATGATGAAGAAGCTGAATGAGAAGTATTCAGGTATGTTGAGTAATGACCAGCGAGGTCTCATCAAGGCATATGCATTCGCGTCAGCAAATGATGATGAATCAGTGATCAAAAAGAAGCTCATTGACGTCAAGAGCAAGCTCATCTGTGCAATTGATGAATTCAAATTGGGCAACCCGGGAAATGATTACATCAACAACAAGCTCGTTGAAACTCGCGAGCGGTTGGTACAGGAAAGCCTTGACGTCGTCGATGACGACACTGTCACAAGGTTCATGCTCTATATCAAGTTGGGCTCAGAGCTAGAGACGGGAGACGAAAATGTCTGATCTAAGGCTTCTTAATACGTGTGACGTGTATGACTACAAAGTCATGACTGAGGTTGTGACACCTGAAACGATCACTGAAGACGATCGGGGAAATACCGTCAAGGTGCCCGCTGTCAAAAAAGTTACGATGAAGGGAATCCTTCAGAAGGCTGACACGCTAAACCAAAATGGTAGAATTTATCCTCTGAATGTCCTCGAACGCGAAGTGAGAAACTATCAGAAGTTCATCATTGAGAATCGAGCGCTCGGAGAACTAGATCATCCTGATTCAAGCGTTGTCAATTTGAAGAACGTTTCGCACCTAGTGCGAGAAGCGTACATTGAAGCTGGAACAGTCGTTGGCGTGATTGAAATTTTGAATACGCCTTCTGGCCAAATTTTACAGTCGCTCGTCGAGTCAGGCGTAAAGTTGGGAATCTCATCAAGAGGCGTTGGATCGACAAGAAAACAAGGCGATTACTACGTAGTTCAGGATGACTTTCAACTTATCTGTTGGGACTATGTTTCAGAGCCGTCGACACCTGGAGCATTCATGATTCCAGAAGGTCGTATCATCGAAGCCGGTGACCTTTCACGCGTCTTCAAGCAAACTGATAGGATCGACAGGGTCCTAAATGACATCCTGTCTTACAAGAGGTGATTAGATGCCGTTAGATAACCCAAGAGGCGGAATTGGATACGCAGTAGAATTTCAATCGTCTGCCCTTCCGTGGTGCACGTCGTCTGTTGCTCCGATCGCTGGTGTCGTTCGATTTGACTTTCCACGAATTACTCGATTCATTTCGATCGTAAATTTCGCAGGTGCAGGATCTGCTTTGAGGTTAGGATTCACTGCAAATGGTGTGACAGGAAGTGTTCCATCACAAAGAAACTTTATTCGAGTTCCTGGAAGCAGTTCATTGATGGGAATAGAACTTCGTGTGTCTAGCATTTTCGTTTGTTCTGATACTGCAACGACGGTACCATTTGATTTGCTCGCCGGTCTGACGAACATTGATGCAAGGCAAATGCCTGAATTTACAGGTTCGATTAATGGCACCGGGTCATGGTCTGGAATAGGCTAATCATGTTCAAACTCGTGACATATCCGTCTGATATTTTGAAGATGTCAAGTTCAAGGGTCGAAAATTTTGACAAGTCACTTCGTGATCTCATTGATGGAATGGTCGAAATGATGTACGAAAAACATGGCGTGGGTCTCGCTGCTCCACAACTTGGATTTCATAAACGAATTGTTGTCATGGATGCCTCAGCGGGAGATGATAAAAATGATCTTACGATCATGATCAATCCAATAATCAAATGGAAATCAAAGGAAATCGAAATCTTAGAAGAAGGATGTTTGTCACTTCCTGGTGTCATCATTCGTGTTCCTCGACACAATTCTGTTGAGATTGAATATCAAGATGTGTTTGGAGAGACACATTATGCTCTTTACAATGGTTGGTCCGCTCGCGTTATTCAACATGAAATTGATCACCTTGAAGGCACATTGATGCTTGACAAGGCGGGACCTCTTGAGCGCAGGATGGCACTCAAGAATGTCGATAAAATGGCCGTTAGTGTTACTGAGGATGTTTAAATGAAGTTATCTAGACCGGCTTTGAAGGCCCTTATAAAGGAGTGTTTGATTGAAATCCTCACTGATGGATTAGGAGGACAGCTTGATGCTGCAGTTTCTTCATCAGACGTTTCTGTTTCTGAATCACGACGAAGATCACAAGTTTCACAAGCTCAAGCCGCTGCTTCACGTCGACCTGCTTCTCAACCTCAAGGTTCGAATTCAAAGATTCCGACGGCAGCGTTGAAAGAAGCGATCAAACGTGAGTCACATGGGAATTCAGTGCTTGCTGACATGCTAGCTGATACTGCTGTGACAACACTTCCTGGATTTTTGTCATCACAAGGACCTGGAGGAGGCGGGAATATGCCGATGCCCGGTCAAGGCATTGCTGAACAAGTCATGGCGAAGGCAACACCTGAAGAAATATTTGGTGAAGATTCGACATCTAGATGGGCAGATCTTGCATTCATGGACGCCCCCGCCAAGAAATCGGCGTAATCTTGAAGTGATTGCCTATTTAAACGTAGCACTTGTACAGGAGAGGTTACACCAATGAAGTTGAAGCTCACGCCGACCATGCTTAGGCGCATCATCGAAGAGGAAGTTGCGAAGTTTGGCGACATGGAAGATGTCGAGGATCGCGCAAAGGACACCGAGGAGACTGACGCTGATGAACTTAGCGACTCACTCGAGAAGAAGATTGACTATGCTAAGGCGCTGAAGGTCGAAGAGGGTCGACTTGCAAGTCGTCTCGCAAAGATCAAGGAACAACGCAAGCGCGTTCTTTCTAGCATCGCTAAGGTCGTTTGAAGGTTTGAAAGGATAGAGAGTCATGTCTGGCAAAGGCAAATACACAGTTTATGTTCCGCCAAAGTCGGCACGTCGCTCGTTCTTTGAGAAACTTTTTGGCGGCGACCCAACACACACCCCTCCATTTTTGGGCATTGATCAAGACAAGTCTATTGTTGATGCAAATAAATTGGGAAATGATCTTCTGCGTGCAGAGTCAGCAGGCGGCATTCAAAAGGGTGATCCGGGATATTTTCCTGATGGCGTTGATATGACTTTCACCGGTGCAAAAGCATCAATCCAAGCGCCGAATACGGCCGAAGGAAAAGACGTCGTTTGGTCAAGCGCTGGCGGCCCAGCAAACTCATACGTGCCAGACATCACATCACCTGGACCTGGGAAGACTGATGGAACTGATAAAGCAGTTGATCCAAAGATCACTGCTGCTGATATCAAACCATCGTATGTCCCTGCTGCTCCGGGAACTGGCACGAAATCACCCACAGCATCTTCCAAGAAGGTATCTGACGCTAGCACGTTGGGTGGCACTGGACTGAAGCCTGGTGATTCTGGAGCTAATTCTTGATGTCAATAGCGTATCTTGAACACGTGATCGATACTTACCTCCTGGAGATCGCGGAGAATCAGTAATGTCGAAGCAACTCTATGAAGAGGCGTTAGCAGACGTCAAGAAACTCAAGGAGACCGCAGAGGATAATGCGAAACTCGCAATTATTGATGCTGTGACTCCACGAATCAAGGACCTAATCGAGAGAGAACTTCTCCGCGAGCATGGTGACCTTGATGACGATGATGACATGATACAGACTGTTATGGGCGCCCCGGGCGCTCCTGACATGCCTGGTGATCTTGTGACCGATCAAGGCGAACAACGAGTTGGAACTGTTCCATTGACACCTGTCATGGGTGCTGGGGATTCTAGCGTTGCAGCTGGCGCAATTTCACTGCCCGATGAAGAAGGCAAAGTGACGTTGGACCTTGATGCACTAGTTGTTGAACCTGCGGGTGTTGCAGTCGGTGAGCCCATGTTTGGTGAACCTCTTCCTCATGCAGATGAGTACGAGATCAGCATGGAGTCAGTCAATGCCTTGAAACCCATGATTAGGGCAACAAAAAAAATCTCTGATAAACAATTTGAAGCAGGACTTGCAAAGCTGTGTGAAACTGTGAACAGTTTTAAGGTCGCGAGCCCAGAAATCAAACAATCAGCAGGGTATCATGCGAAAATCGTCCAAATGATTTCTCGTATTGAGAATATGTATGAGTACGTGCAGGAATCAGTAAAGAGCACTTCCAAGAAGAACTCCTACGAAACCAAACTTGAAACCTACTTCCAAGATCTAAACAAGCTCACGGAGCGCAAGATGTCGAAAAAGAGTCTGAAACAATTGATGAATGAAGCCGATGTCACGCTAAAGTTGACCGGTTTGCCTGATGAGACTGATCTAGAAGCAGTCGGCGTTGACCTCATCACTGGTGAGGAAGACGAAGAAGGTGGAGACATGCCTGACCTTGGTGGTGAGGGTGGAGACGAAGGTGGTGACGAGCTTGATCTTGATGATCTAGGCGGAGAAGAGGAAACACAAATGGAGCAGCGCAAGCTGAGTGACGATACCGTAGTTGAAATTGACGAAGGCATGTTGCGCCGCGAGATCTCTCGTATGAAGGCACTCCGTGAAGAGACGAAGCCTGCATCATGGGGCAACGGCGTCGGTTCAAAAGAGATGGACGACTTCGGCGGCGGCAAGGACGACGGCGAAGCATTCCTCGACGGTGAAGTCACCACTGAGGCGCAAGATGACGACCTCGAAGAAGGTCAGGACGAGCTCGATGAAGTCGATGCAGACCTGACGATGGATGAGGCGGATGATGATCTTGATGAGATCGATCAAGTCACCAATGAGATGGACGAGCTCGACCAACTCGGTGATCGTCGCAATCAAGATGAGTTTGGCTCAGACGTTGCAGACGGCCATGAGACAGCATCATGGGATCGTCGCACTGAGTCTGCAAGGCGTCGCCTCTCCTTTGAGAAGCGTTTGCAGGAGCGTGTAAGGAGCCACGCTGCATCCTTGAAGAAGGAAGCAGTTCGAGCAAAGGCAAAGAAGCTCCTGAAGAAGGAAGCCTTTCTACGAGGCGAATACGCAAAGGTTGCTCGCAGATTCAATGAGTCTGTTGCACGCAGCAAGAAAATTTCGAGACTGATGGCTGAGGCCATGAAGTCACGCAAAGGTGCAAGCCTTAATGCTAGCACCAAACGACCCGCGGAACAGGTCGACCAAAACCTCCGCGCAAAGTTGGCAGAATCGAATCTGTTCAATGCGAAGCTACTCTACACGAACAAGTTGCTCCAGAACGAGGTCCTCTCCAAGAAGCAGAAGGCCGAGATCATCGAGCGCCTTGATGATGCCAAGAGCGTCCGTGAAGTGAAGCTTGTCTATGAGAGCCTGTCAAGGACACTTGCTGGCACTTCAAAGCCCATCCGTGAAGGCGCTGATCGTAAGGTCATCGGCTCAGGATCAAGGGCAACGCAACCCGGTTCAACGGCCCTCAATGAGGGATTTGAGACGGATCGTTGGCAGAAACTCGCTGGCATCACGAAGTGATGCGTGAACGACAACTTTGATACAAGAATAGGAAGAATCACATGAAGTTTTTTACGTTGGACCAACTGGCACAAGGAATTCGCGAACGCCATGTCGGCGCAGAGCGAGCTCGCCTCGTTGAGAAGTGGAGCCGCACAGGCTTGCTCCGTGGACTCGACGGTTACAGGCGAGAGACAATGGCACAGCTCTTGGAAAACCAGGCTGCACAGGTCCTCAAGGAGAGCAACTCTCTGTCAACTGGAGGCGGCTCAGGCACGTCTTCAGGTCAGATCCAGGGCTTTTCAAACATCGCCTTCCCGATCGTCCGTAGGGTGTTCGGCGGATTGGTTGCAAACGAGCTCGTCTCGATTCAACCGATGTCGCTCCCTTCAGGCCTCATCTTTTATCTTGACTACACGTATGGTAGCAACGTCGGTGGCGATGCAGGCGCAGGCCTGAGCAACTCGTCAACGTACGAGACCTATCAGCGCGGTCAGTCAATCTATAACAACCCAACCGGTAAGGGTGTCCAATCTGGATCACTTGCAGCTGGTGGTTTGTACGATCTCGTGAACGTCGGTTATTCGAAGGTTCACTCTGGTTCATATGCAATCTCAGGCTCAAGCCTAGAGCTTGGT